CATTCCACAAAAGATTTTTGGGATAACGCAACGGAAGCATTGAAATTATTAGCATCTGCAGATGAGAGGTTGGAAGTCTTAGAAAAGTACTTTAGTGGTAAAGATACTTTGAACGAAGGACCAACCTATACAACTACAACAACTTAGTATGAAGAAACTCTACAAAGATATTCTCAATTCGGTTGAGAGAGCACACGACCAAAATATCGATAGGAAACGAAATGACCGAGTTCTAATTATCGATGGTTTAAATACATTTATCAGATGTTGGTCATCCATTCCTACAATGAATGATGATGGTGACCATGTTGGTGGTGTAACTGGTGTTCTGAAATCAATAGGTTATGCAATCAGAAATACTCAACCGACGAGAGTCATTGTAGTTTTTGATGGTAAGGGAGGTTCTCAAAAAAGAAAGAAGCGTTTTAGTGGGTATAAATCTGAGCGTTCAAAGAATAAGTTAAGAGTCAATAGACAATATGCTGATTTGATGAACGAAGAGGATGAAAGAGAAAGCATGAAAAGACAATTCGTTTGGTTGGCTGACATTATGAACTATCTACCTATGACAACGATGATTTATGATGGTTGTGAAGCTGATGATGTTATGGCATACATCAGTACACAATTATTGAAAGAGAACGAACAAGCGGTGGTTATGTCTACTGATAAGGATTTCCTACAATTAGTAGATGATACAACCATCGTTTGGTCTCCTACCAAAAAGAAACTTTACAACAAAGAGTTAGTAAAGGAAGAATATGGTATTGAATCTAAGAATCTACTTCTATACAGAGTTTTAGATGGAGATAAATCAGATAATATACCAGGAGTTCATGGATGTGGTATAAAAACATTAGTTAAAAGATTTCCTGAAATCACCGAAAATAAAAAACTTTCGGTAGATGATTTATTTACTTTAGCTGAAGAGAAGAAAGGAAAGATTAAAATTTATGATGATATACTAAAATCCAAAGAACAAATCTTAATGAATAGAGAACTAATGCAATTGGATGACCCAGATATTAGTGGTAACATTAAGATGAGTATC